CGTTGATCTGGTCAATGATCTGGCCGTCGTATCCGTTCCCGCTGATGGGGAGATTGCGTTTCACCTCTGCAAACATCCGTCTCGGTTCCCCCTGTCCTTATTTTCTGGCCTTGCGCGTTCCTCCGGTTTTCCGGGTTTCCCTGGCCGGGGCCGCGTTCTCTGGAGATTCGATCCTCGGGCAGCGCTCCGGTGTCTCGATGGCCGGGGCCGACTCCTCCGGCGTCTCGATGGCCTGCGCTGCCGTGCGGATTTCCTCCGCGCTTCCCGTGCTGAACAGGAAACCGGCTTCCGCCGGGGAAACCTCGACGATCTCCCCGGCTTCATGCCGAATCCGTGCCGCACGAATCAACCTGATTTTCATCGTGCGCCCTCCGGTTGATTAAGCCTTCGCGATGTTGCACAGCATACCGGGGCGGGTCACGCCATAGCCGACATACTGGCGACCGATCACGCGCACGATGTCCGCCGGCGCTTCGGTCAGATCGTCCCATTTGATGGCGACGTCATCGCCTTCGGGGTAGTTCACCTGGGCAGCCAGCAGATCGCCGACGATAGCATATGTGTCGCCGGAACTGGCGGCGCTGTATGCCTTCAGGGCGGAGCTGTACAGAACCGGCAGGCCGTCATACGGATCGATGGCAAAATTGCCGGCGGCGCGGGCCGCAACGAAATCCGCAGAGGTCAGGCGGTTCATGATCACGACCGGGTTCCGGGCCTCACCGGTCAGGTTGGCCGCAGCGGTCGGGATGATGGTCAGGGAAGGAGCGCCGGTCACCTCGGGAACGCCGATGGCGGTCGCGGTGTGCGTGGTTCCGGCGGTGGCAATCGCGCCGACCAGGCTGTCCGCCAGGAGCTGAATCACACGATAGGTGATTTCATCATAGATATACCGGATGAAGTCTTCGCCGCCCATCGCGACAACCTCGTCGCTGATCCGGACCAGCTTCTTGATCATCACGGGCTTCAGCTCCACAATGCCCAGGGTGAGGTCTTCCTCGGTCACGGCGTTCGCGCCCTCGTTGTGGAACTGGGCCGGATCGGCTTCGCGCTCGAAAGGAACCTTCAGATTGCCGCGGATATACGTCCGGTTGATCCGGCTCAGGATCTGGTCGTTATCCCAGGCGGTCTTGATGATGCTGTCCACCACGACGGGGACGGGATACTGCCCATTAGCGGGCGCGTTCACGGTCAGCAAGGCGCGCAGCTCGTTGCTGTCGTTGGTCAGGATATAGTGCTTATAGGCTTCGGCGTACTCCGGACGGCTCCGGATTTCGTCAACCTTGCTCTTGCCGGTTTCCTGGCCCTGGCTCTCGATCACGCTCGCGGGGATGCCCGCAGCGCCTTCGGCGATCTGCTTCCGGGTCTCCGCAGCCTGCGCCGCCGCCTGCTGGATTTCCTGGGCGTTCTTCCGCAGCTCTTCCATTTCCGCCTTCAGCGCGTTCAGATCCGCGCCTTCCTTCTCCATCTCCTGGAGGATTTCGGCCTTCCGCTGTTCGATTTCGGCAATGGTCTTGAATTTCATGATTAAATACCTCCTGCAATAATTTTGATCTGGTCCCTGATTCGCGCCCTGGCCTTTTCGGCGGCGATCTCCTGCCGAACCTCTGCGATGACTCCCTCGCCGAAGTTCCTCGCGCTGATTTCAGTCGCATCATTGGCCGGCAATGATACGGCAGAAACGTCATAAAGTTTTTTGATCTTGAGGATCGTCCGGTAAACATCCACGCGGTTGTTCTCGCGGTCCTCAATCACCTCGCGTTTATCCTGGGCGGTTCTGAATCCCATGCTCATTTTCGTTGTATACCCGCCCTTGATCTCCTCCAGCAGCTGCCGCCCGATCTCGGTCCCGCCCAGGAAAGCCCGGATTTTCAGCCCGTGTTCGTCGGGTTTGATTTCAAGGGTTCCGTTTCCGCCCCTGGCGAAAACGCGGCCCTCGTGGTTGTACTGCATGATCACATCCGTCATGTCCGCATCTTCGAAGGCGTGACGGTCCACCTGTTCAAACATCCGGTATCCGTCATCTTCATACAGCAGATAGTTCTGCCCGAACGTGGTCGCGTATCCCTCGACCACTTCCTGGCCGTCATCCATCGTCCGGATCTCCAGATTGTGAACGTCAATATTGCGGTATTCTCTGTCGTTCTTTACCGGCATTTTTCGTTGCCCTCCTGTCTGATCTCGTTCTGTGTGATCGAATCGCCGTCAAATTTCCACCTGATGGAAATTTGACCGGCGTCAGCTGCTCGCGGATCCGTCGCCGGTCCCGCTGCCGGATCCGTCTCCGGTCCCGCTGCCGTCGCCCTTCTCGTCGGTCACGTTGTAATATTCACCCCGCGCGAAAACCTGGCTTCCGAATGGCTCCTCCAGCGGCGGGAGATTGAAAACCTCCCGGCCCTCGTTCCGGGTGATCAGCCCACGGTCGCCCATCTGGGTGATATAATTCAGCTTTTCCTGCGTGGTCATGTACTGCAGCCGGTTGCTTGAAAAATGAAACGCGTTTCCGGCCTGCCGCTCGCGCTCCGTGAATGACATCATGGTCAGCGCTTCGGCCAGGTTCAGCGCGAACCATTCCGGCCCGCCCTCATAGAATGCCGCCCACTTGTCGCCGGTGGCCGAATTCTGCAGAATCTCCTCGTTTGTCCCGAAATAATCGAAAACATTCTCTTTGATGATTTTCTGCTGATCCGCGTCCACCGTGTAGGGTTTCGCTTCCGCCTGGTGGATGTCGTCCAGCGTATTCGGGAAGATCAGCAGCCCGCCGCCGCCGTTGTCCCGTCTAAAATTGTATTCATCAAACCGCTCGCGCTCTTTTTTCAGATCCGAATCTTTTGACCAGTTATTGGACCGCGCCCAGAACCGATAGCTCGCGCCGTTCTTCACGGCTTCCTCGACGCCCTGGCGCTGGATTTCCTGCAGATCCAGCGTCTGCTTCAGCGCCTTGTTGCTCTCGCCGAACAGCTGGCTCGCGTACTGGAAACGGGTCACGATGCCGACGTGCCGCAGCTCGCAGGCTGCGCGCTTTCCCTTGTCCAGGTAAAACCGGAGCCATGGCTCGCCGCTGACGTCCAGCAGCTCCCACTTGTGGGGCAGGATGTTCTGAAATCCGCCGATCTCGCCATATTTGTCGAAAACCGGAACGACGAAAAGCGTGTTCTTGGCGTATAGAATCGTGCTGCCCTGATAAAGGAATTTCGGCCAGGTCTGCCAGGGGTTCGGGGCCAGCGCGGCCCGCGCCTTCAATGTCGGTTTCGCGCTGCCGGTGCTGCTGATTTTCAGTTTGGAGGAATGCCGCCCATGCGCGTCAATGCTCGCCCGGATCAGCTCGCTCTCGTAAATCTCGCCCTGGAACGTCCGCGCGGTCGGGCTGTATCCCTCGATAAACCGGAACGTCTCCCGCGCGCGGGTTTTGTCCGGTTTCGCTTTGCTGAACAGATTATCAAAGAATCCCAACCGCGTCTCCCTCCAATGCTGTCAATATTTCGCTCCCGCGAACTCTTTTTTCGCTCCTGCGAAATCTTTTTTCGCTCCTGCGAAATCTTTTTTCGCTCCCGCGAACTCTTGTTTCGCCAGCACGAACTCATCCGGCATTCTGCAGCCGGTCGCCCAGGTCGCCCCAGTGAACCTGTCTCATGCACATCGCATCCAGCACAGCGGCGACACCGTCCACGTGAGCGTTTTTCGTCAGCTTGACCAGCTTTTTCCGGGTGTGGGTGCTGGTGTTGCTCTCGATCTGCAGCGCAGCATCCATGAAATGGATCTTCAGCAGATCGTTGTCCTCCGCGCTTCGGACGGTCCCGTTCTGCATCAGCGCCTCCAGCGTGTCGCAGATCCCGCTCAGATTGAATCCCTGGTTCACGCTGTCCACGTGGAATCCGTAGGCTTTCAGATCCTGGACAATCGGGGCCGCGCTCCATCGGTCATATCCGACCATCAGCGGGTAAATGTGATATCGCTCGATCAGGTCGCAGAACCATCGGAAGCAGTCCCGATAATCCACCATGTGGTCGCCGCTGGGACTCAGCAGTCCCCGCTCGATCATGATCTGATAGGGAATACCGTCCCGATCGGTGGCCTCCTGGATCTTCTCGCCGGGGAGCCAGAAATGGCTGAACAGCCACAGCGCCCCGTCCTTCTCGATCATCACGCAGGCGCTCGTCAGGTCTGTCGTCTGGCTCAGGTCCAGCCCGCACAGCGCATAACTTTCCGCAAAATCCTCAAGCTGCAGATTCCACGGGACCATTTCCCCGGCTTCGTTTTCGTGCAGGAAAACCTTCCGCACGGTTTCGGCGGGGAACCAGGCGGCGCTGCTGTTCTGCTTCAGGTTGCAATACTTACACAGGAATTCCAGGCGCTTGCTGATGGATCCGTGCGCGATGTCGATCTCGCTGCGGATGAATTCCTCGGAAACGGATTCGCCCAGGCCCGGCAGGCTCTTCCGCAGTTCCTGGAGATCGTCCCATTTGTCAGCATCGTCGATCATGTACAGGATCGGCAGGATGTGCTGCTCCCGGCTGTTCCCGTTCAGGAATGCCGTCCCGCGCTTCATCAGCTCGTCGAACAGGCCCTCATCCTCATAACCGCCGGATGAGATCGCCAGCCCCAGCGGCTCCTCCCGCGCGCCCGTGCCGGAAACCATGACCTCCCATTGTCGCAGCCCGCGCGCGCCGGGCCATGCGGCCACCTCGTCCGCGCAGTAGAACATGGGGTTATAACCGTCGCTTTTCCGGTCGGAAAAGGCCAGCTTTTTGACGGTCGTGTTCGTCTCAGCGATCACCAGGCCCCGGTATTTCGTCGATTTGGTGATTGCGTCCAGCTCCGGCTCCGCGTGAACGTTGAACTCAAACGCGCTATAGCACAGATCAGCCTGGTCAATTTTCGGGGCGAGATAATAAATCTCGCTTCCAAATTCCCCGGCGGCATATGCCATATAGTTTCCGATAGCTCCGGCCAGGAGGGTCTTTCCCTGCTTCCGGCCCACCAGCCAGAACACTTCCGTAAACTGCCGCTTGCCGGTCGCGTCCACGATCCCGAAAATGGTGGAGATTGCGGCCCGCTGCCACAGGCTCAGCCGGATCCGCTGCGGGGCGAGCTTGCCCTTGTAATGGTGGCAGTATGTTTCGATAAACCGGACGGCATTATCGGCCAGTCGGTCATCATAGAACCAGCGCCCGCTTTCGATGCCCTCCGTAATGACCTGATAAAGCAGCCGGATATATTTTCCGACCGTTACCGTGCCGCGCTGGATCTGATCCCAATACTGGTAAATGGCGTTTTCCGTCTTGCTGTTCATCCGTCAAATTTCCACCTGATGGAAATTTCGAATCAATGCAGCCGGAAAGCATCCAGCGCCCGCGTGGCCTTCTCGACCCGCGCGCCGCGTTTCAGGATCAGATCCGCAATGGTCGAAAGGCATCCGTTGGCACATGCGACGTGTTTCGGCAGCTCGGACAGCAGCGGGTGTGTGATCGGCTCCTCGCCGCCGGCCCGCGTGGTCCGGGTGATCATCAGCCCCTCTTCGTCGATCTGGTCGCGCATCCGCTGGATCAGCGCGCTTTCGTCAACATACTGCCGCACAGTTTCCAGAAAATCCTGTTCTCCGCCGATCTGGTAAGCCTCCCCGAATTTAATCAGGCTCTTCCGCAGCGCCTCCGGTTTGATGCGGTTCGTTTTCCCGCTGCCGGTCCTGGCGGATGCGCCTTTCTTCTTCGGGGCTGTCTCTTTCGGGCCGTCCATCCGAAATTGTCCTCCCCATATTTTGAAAACAATATGAAAAACCGGGACGGTCTCGCGGATCCGCGCGACCATCGTCCGGAATTTCGCAAAAATGATAAAACCGGGAATGATACGGGTATCTCTCCCGGCGGGCCTTCCGGCTCTGATCTCAGCTGCACCACAACCGATAAGAAACCAAGAAAACTCCGGCGATCTCCTGGCGATCTCCGGCGACCTCCTGGCGATCTCCTGGCGATCTCCGCCGAACTTCCCCGGATCTTCCAGAAACCATCCCCGAAAGCCGGCAAAATATTGCCGATTTTCGCCCTGGTTTTCCGGTCGTTTCATTGTGGCGCGCGCGCCCTCCCGCCTGTCCCGGCGTTCCGCGTGATCCTCGGCGCGCTTTTGTGATCTACGACCGGGCCCCGCCACCGGCGCGTCAAAATCGCGGGCATAGGGGGGCTATATGCGGACATGGCCGGCGGCGTCACATCGCCAGCGCTTCGCGTTATGCTCTTTTTTGTGGCAATCCTCGCACAGCGCCCGCAAATTCTGGAAATTCGTCGCGATCTCCGGGTTGTTCACGTTTTCAGCGGTGAGCCGCTTAATATGGTGAACCTCCGTCGCCGGTGTGGTTTTGCCCTTCCGTCGGCAGGCTTCACATAATCCGCCACGGCTCATCAGGAATGCCTCACGGCATTTCTTCCATTTCCGGGTTTTGTAAAACGCTTCGACCTCCGGCGACCTGTTCATCAACTGATGCCCTCATGCTTTCCCCGATGCCGTTCGCGCCAGCATGACCCGCCGTGCGGACGGAACACGGCAACCGCCCAGGCATCAAAAAAGGACCGCGCCCGGTTTTTCCGGGTTGGTCCCTCACAGCTTTCGCTGATCATATCTTAACACGCAGATTTTATAAATGCAATGTATGTTACATCATGAATTTTTTTACATGCTCCGAACCTTTGAAAAATCAAGCCGTCCGCGATTTTTGAAAGGCATGTTGTCTGTAACTGCTTTTTTCTCATCTTTCGCAATGCCGATATAAATCAGCGTTACCGCCGGGCTACTGTGACCATACCACGTCTGCAACCATGCGATATCATGGTTTTTTTGATAAATGTGGTAGCCAAATGTTTTCCGCAGCGTATGGCAGCCGATAGGGTAGGAAAGCCCGGCCATCTGCTGGATGGCTTTCATGTCCTTCCATGCTGCCGCCCGCTTAATGTGCGCTGGCCTTCCGTCGTTGCCCTTTTTCTGGCTCATCAGCAAATAACAGTCGTCGGGCCTTTCAGCGTAAAGGCTTTTTATTATTCTCCGGATTTCTGGTGCAATTGTTATCGTTAATTTCTTCGCCCGGTATGAGCTGAACCCGGCGCGGTGGCTGGTCTTTTCTGGCGTGAATGTAAACTCATCTCTGTTTCTCAGGTCGCCGACCTTCAGCTTGATCATGTCGCCGATCCTCATCCCCAGGTAAATTCCTAATTCAAACATCACGAACATTCGAACGCTGCGTGGTGTGTTGATCTCCAGCAATTTGTCCTCGATATGCTGGATTTCTTCCTGGTCCCGAATCGGCTGCACCCTGGCCATTTTGTCGCCCCCTTAAAACGATACATAACACTAATATTGTTTCTTTTTCTTTTTTGGCTTTCGCCCTTTGTTGTCAACTGTTTTGAAGTTAAAATTATCAAAATGATACATTTCGCCAAAACGTCACTTTTTAAGCGTTTAGCTGGTTTTGTAGATCCACCACAAAACAATCACGATGATAACGATCCAGTACCAGGACATCAATCAATCATTCCTTTTCTTTCTTCTCCTCCAGCAGCCGCAGCACGTCGCCGAACAGCATCCGGGTGTCGCATCCGTAGATGTTGCCGACCTGGAATGCATACGGACAATCCGGACAATTCAGTGTTTCAGGGTTCCTGGCTTTGCACCGCAGCGCGGCCATGATTTTTTCTTCATCCATTATATACGGCCCCGTTTCCGAATCGTCCCCGGATAGCGGATCCCTGTCCGGCCTTCATCCGGGAAAGCTGCGCGGCTTGTTCGGCCCTGGCACATCCGCAGTCGAGCAACGGGAAGAGGGTTTCACTTCCTTTCTGTTATAAAATATTGATTGAGAGAGAACATTCGGCCTCCCTCGCCGCGCAGCT